TTAAATACCACCCATGAGTTTAGCAAACTTTTGAGAAGCTTCTTTTCTCTTCGGTTTCGTGACGTGTAAGTAAATGCTGCGGGTAATCCTATCATTTTGGTGCCCGAGTCTGTGCTGGATAACTTCCAGACTTACGCCAGCTTCGGCGAGCAAAGATGTGTGTGTATGGCGAAGTGAGTGAGGGGATATACGATGTTTTATTCCTGATTTCTTTAGTAACTTCTGCATTCGACGATAGATATAGTATGTCGTAAGTGGGGCGTTTTTCTTATCGTCTATAAAGATAAAGTGATTTTCTCTATCATCCAAGTTAACAATTTTCTGGCTTCTACGATACTGCTTTAGCACATCTAGGACCAAATCATCTACATCAATAACACGTTTGGAACTTTTGGTCTTTGGGGTGTGTAGTAAATAATCCCCTGATTTATTTCTCCTGTTATATATTGTTTTGGTTATACTGAGCGTTTGTTCCTCAAAATTAACATCCCGCCATTTTAAGGCGCATAACTCGCCTATACGTAATCCAGTGTAAGCTAATATCAAGAATATCGGAAAGTCGAGAGGATTTATAGATTCCTTTGCTGATTTCAGGAACTGTTTCAATTCTTCTTTTTCGAGGTATCGTGGAAGTTCTTCTTGATTCTCCAAGTCTTCAACTGTTTCTATCTTTTTTGGTATTTCTACGTGTTCCGTAATGTCTTTTGATATTATCTCAAGTTCCACGGCTTTCTTAAAAATTAAGCTACCGACTTCATGTACACTGGACACAGTCTTTCTAGCGAGATTTTGTGCTAATTCGTCTAAAAACCGTTGATACATTAGTTTACTTATATCCTTGATTTTTATACCCCCGAAGTGTTTTGTTAGATATCTTAGTTTCGATTTTCGAATATCTATTGTACTTTGTTTAACCCTGCCTGACTTTTCGTAACCTGATAACCATTCTAAAGCAAATTCCTGAAACGTGGTGTTTTTTTCCTCTATATATGTTCCTTGTTGTAATTCACCCTGTATTCGTAGGGCTTCCTGCTCGGCTTCTGCTTTTGTAGTAAACCCGGGAGTTTCTTTTTGTTTTCTCTTGCCCGTAGTCGGATCAATAATGCTATATCTATATGTCCACTTAGACCCACATGTACAGCGTTTCTTTTTGCAAGTACAGCCGCGGCGGCGAAACGATCCTTTCATCTTACTTCCTCCTAATCGTACTTGACAATGTTCATAACAAGTTTACCAATTATACACACCTCTACAGGAGGAGCGAAAATAGGCGGATACTTTGGGTTTTCGCTTTGTAATACAAGTTGCTCACCATTCTTATAAACCCTCTTAAGTACGGCCTCTTCCTCTACCAATATAGCGGCTATCTCTCCATTCTCTACTGTCGGCTGCTTACGGATGAGGATTAGGTCATTATCATAAATACGGGCTCCATTCATACTGTCTCCCTTGGCCCTTAAGAAGAAATGTTCAGCACCTTTGACCCACTCGCGTGGCACTGATTCATAACTTTCAATGTTTTCGTATGCCAGAACGCCGTTTCCGCAACATATTTGCCCAACTACGGGCAAGAAAATTATATCTTCTTTCTTACCATCCTCAGAAAAGATGTCGTCTATGTTGACACGGTATACGTTAGCTAATTCCTTTATCATCTCTAAGCTTGGTTTCCTGGTTTCGTTCTCATAATGAGAGTAAGTTTGTTTTGTTACGCCTAGTTTCTTAGCTACTTCCTCCTGAGTCCACCCCTCAAGCTTTCTTAGCTCTTTTAACTTTTTACCAAACATACCTGAGACCTCCTTCTTAAATACAGTATAGGTATAAACTCTATAGAAGTCAACCATACGTTGTCATATATCCAAAAAAAGGGTTGACAGTATACGAATTGTTGTTATATATTGGTGTCAACACATCGACGACAAGGAATAAGGAGGCGTATAGATATTCCATAAAAAATAACAAAGTATTTAAAGAAAGTTAAAAATTTTTGGGTATATGTCAACAATAAGGCGACATGAGGAGTGATGGTTTTGTCAGAAAAGGAAAAACAGCAACGAAAAGCCCAATTACTTCGAGAAATATTTGAAGAACTTAAGGAAATTCATGAAGGGCAAAGAGGTGAACACAATGAACCAACTACCTGATGTCTTAACCGTTCAGCAGGTAGCTGATTACCTCGGATGGCATCGAAACACAGTATATTCCCGTTGCACAAGCGGAGAGCTGCCGAGCTTTAAAAGCGGAAACAGCCGGAGAATACGGAAGGAAGCATTCATCGGCTGGATAGAAAAAATGGAAAGCGAAGGTGAACACGAAAATGAATAAAATTACAGCCGCGGGGTATGACCCGTTAATCAAACGTGACGGCAACGTATTCAATAAATACGGTGAGCCCTTAGCAGACAGTCGGGAAGTGGCCGAGTTACTTAGCGTAGACCACTCCCGACTAGTTGAGGACATCTATGATTTGGAGGTTCCCGATGATATCTACTTTGCAAACTTTACACCGGATTTTGTTCGAGAAGGTAGGAAATTTATTTGGGTCTTCTATATGACACATATAGGTTACGACCTTCTGGTTCGGAAGTATAGGAAGAAGCCCGTTCGCTGCCGAGAGGGGGTCGCAAAACGCGACACGGTCGAGGGGGGGGTGCCTTAAAAACGTTAATTTCTTTTGGGATTGTCTGATAAGCCTAAAAGATAGTCGGCTGATACGTCAAAATAATTGCAAATAAGAATTAATACACTGATTGTTGGTTCAATTTCCCCAGATTCATATTTTCTAAAGGTTCTCTCGGACATTCCCGATGCTTGAGCCAACTTAAATTGGGATACTTTATGTTGTTTTCTTAGGGATTTTAAACGATCTGAGAAATTCATAGAAATCTTTCCTTGAAGGTTTTTTAAAAATATCTTTACAGGAATTATTGTTCCTGATAATATAAAGGAGCAGGAATTATTGTTCCTGTAATCCAAAGGAGAGGGTGAAAATTACACGCCTTAAGAAAGTGCGGCAATTAAAAAAGAAAACTCAAGACGAGGTAGCTAAACAAGCAAAAATAACAACTAGAAGCTATAGATATTACGAAAGCGGCGAACGTGTACCGGACGTCATCACCGCTCAGCGTATCGCGTTGGCTTTGGGAACAACGGTAGAAAAGTTGTTTCCGTATAAAGCTTAACGTTAATTGTATCAAATATTTCCGAAATCATCAATCCTGAAAGTGAGGTTATCGAATGATTAACAGTAGCGCTTTAATTGAAAGTAAAACACTACGTGAATCTGTAATCGACCGCACAGAGGTATTGGAAAAGGTAAAAAAGTTATCCATGTTGCCCGATGATATGAACGCAAGTATTGAAATTGCTGCTACTTATTATGAAGTATCAAGAAAGGCAATAAACAGCCTTATCCTTGATCACCGAGAAGAGTTAGAAAATGACGGTTTACGTGTACTGACAGGGAATGAACTGATCTCCTTAAAGGAGATGGGTGTAATTGGTAAAAATGCAGCAGCATTCACCATTATCCCGCGTCGTGCCGTTCTCCGAATCGGTATGCTGCTGAGAGACAGTCCGGTCGCTCGATCGGTACGTGACCACTTACTTAACGTTGAGGCAGAGCGCAAGCCTAACTATGATGACCCGGGGTTACTCCACTTCAAGAAAGAAGCTTATATGATAGAAGTCGCGGCTAATGTTCTTAGGCTCCCAGATAGCGGTAAGTTAAAACTTCTTCACGATTTCAACAAGCAGCACTGTCTTCAAGTACCGTTGCCTGCTTATGCTGACGAACAAGTAACGGAATCTGCAACCGTACTACTCAAGAAACACAAAATTCCAATTGGGGCGGCGAAGTTTAATACCTTACTTATACAGCACGGTCTATTGGAAGAGAAGGAACGTCCCTCAAGAAAAGGCAAAATAAAGCTCTTTAAATCTCTGACGGACAAAGGGTTGGAATACGGCAAGAATATCGTAAGCCCACATAGTCCAAGAGAAACAGCACCTCATTATTTCGCAAACAAATTCCCAGAATTAATTGAACAAGTAGGACTTTAAAGGTAAAGGAGAACTGTCTGATGCAAAACTTTTCCTCATGGTACGAAGAACGCAAGGCTGCTTTTGAAGTGGAAAATCAGATCATTCAAGACAAATTAGCTCAAGGTGTAAACGGCATAGAATGGCTAGTCTTGCAGACTAAGCTTACCTCTACGAAAATGGATGGCCTCAAAAACTGGTTGGAATTTGTAGATGAAGTTGAGAACTTTGATTTTGAATGTGTTATGGTCGATGCTCTCGCAATGGATGCTGATGCGTTTTATGAAAAGTATGAATTGAATTGGTGGATAAGTGTCGATGAGGCAATAACTTACCTGAGCATTCTTAAGCTTCGTGATTATGACCACTATTTTAAATTCCTACAGAAGTATGAACACTCTAAAGAATTGAAAAAGGAGGCAACACAATGAACGAACTAATCCCTGCACATTCAAATGAAGATGGGAACTTACTTGTAAGTGGTCGAGACCTTCATGAATTCTTGGAAATCGGAACCCAGTACACTAAGTGGTTTGACCGTATGGTGGAATACGGATTTATAGAAAATGTGGACTACATTGAAGTTAGTCAAAAAAGACTAACATCGCACGGTCGGGAACACGACATGGTCGACCACCACATCAAGATTGAAATGGCTAAAGAAATTTCCATGATTCAACGAAACGACAAAGGCAAAAAGGCAAGACAATATTTCCTTGATCTTGAACGAAAGTGGAACAGCCCGGAAATGGTCGTCAAACGCGCCCATGATTATCTTGTACAAAAAGTAGCCGTTCTAGAAACGAAAGCCCTCATGCTTGAACAGCGAGTGGCCGAGTACGAGCCGAAGATCACCTACCTCGATCGCATCCTCCAATCTAAGGGAACGGTAACCATTACGCAGATTGCCAAAGACTATGGGATGAGCGGGCAGGCGCTGAACAAGATTTTACATGAGGAACGGGTACAGTATAGGCAAAACGGGCAATGGCTTCTATACCGTGAACATCACGACAAGGGGTATACCAAATCCGAAACAATCGACATCAGGCGAAAGAATGGCGATCAGGACGTGACCATGAATACGAGGTGGACGCAGAAGGGCCGTTTATTTATCTACGAGATATTAAAGCGCCGCAACATAGTACCGGTGATGGATCGTGAAAAGGAAGGAGTAACCGCGTAAGTCTACCGGAAATCCATTAAAAGGAGCGATTAAGATGGACGAAAAAGTACACTTAGCCTGAACAAAAGCGTTTCTTTTGAAGAAACTGGAGAAACAATTTCTATTCAGATATCAGTAGAGGATGTTTCCCCAGATATATTGAATCTTGTCAGTGGAACTGCGGGTGTTCTCTATAAAGAATTAATTAAATTTTTTCCGAGTACTATACCTATCGATAATTTCAATCATTTCGTCAAGCTTATCAGGATTGTTTATGGTTTCTGTAAGTAACCGTTCAAAAATTCTTGACTCAGTAGACTGCTCGGCTGATTGCAGTTGTTTAGTCAGAATATGTACCATATTCTCTAAATCTATGCGGTCTTTGGACTTAATGTTTTTACTTAAGTAAATTATTTCATCTTTGATGTCAAAAAGTAGGGAAAAGATTTTTTGGGTTACCTGACTATTCTGACCTTGCTCAAGCCCTTCTGATTTGCTTTCATTGTTTATTGTTACAGTTGAGATTGTTTCATTTAATTTTTGTTTAGTACCTTCAATTTTATCTGGGTCATCAAGTTTGTAGTTAATAGTCCTTGTAGTTGAAACATCGAATGGGAGTTGTTGGCCTTCCAAAATTAGTTGAATCATTGGTTTATCGAAGGCTAAACGGTAACCCGATTCAAAAAATACGTTGGGGTTATGGTCGGTCAAATCAGTAATCACCAATTCGGATTCTTTTAAGTATTTAATAATAGTTTGATCTATCGAGTCAGAGTCGCTAATTCGATCAACACGGACGACTTCATAATCATTTTGCTCACATACGGGTGTAATGATATGTTTTAAAACTTGGTCGGACCTCCTTCGCGTTTCTGAACCATCAGAACCTATTGGTGACACTACAAAACAAGTTTTCACAATAATCTTCTCCTTATCTACAAAATATAGGTGGCCTACTCCAATATTCGGCAAAAAGTAACATTATCCTGCAAGTAAGGGAGTGATAATTTATGAGTTTGAAAGAGAGGTTGGCGGAAAAGGATACGATAAGTTTATACCCGTATATATTGGGGCATATCGAAGGCATCGTCGAATCATCGCTATATGACAATAAAACGAAAATCAGCGAAATTAAAAATGTTTTATCCGCACTTGACGACGAGTTAAACGGGAGGGATACCGAATGAACCTATCGACAATGCTCCGAGAATCCGCCGGAAAGACATCCGGCGTAGTCTACGCAACCGGCATAATGAAAGGCCGCGAGGTTCTCCGCATGGTCGCGGACTGCCGGGCGCAGGAAACGATTCGCGAAACGACGGCTCGAATACTCAGCGAAGGGAGTCAGCCGGAATGTCCCTAGCGAAAAATTACATCGATCAGCTACATAAGCTGAACAAGACTGTATCGGGGACTTTCGAGGGGCTTACCCGCATGCAATCGTCGATTGACAAGGAATTGAGCGTAGTATACCACGAAATCGAGCGCGAGGAAATTGACGTATACAACGGTTACTTATATGCCAAGCGATTGCAGGAGGTACTAAAAAGAAGACGCGTAGTAAAAGACGAGATCGCACGGCTAAGCTCGTTTAAGTGAAAATACGGTCAAGGACGTTGATAGCCGGTATGAAAGGGTGGCAAAGAAAAGCGAAGAGGTCCGTAACTCGTTAAACGTAACCATGACAATCAACGATATTGTAAAAATGGATGGGATTGCTCTTTGACTTATCCAATTGGGTATTATTGCGACTAAGTGAAGGGAGAGCTAAATGTGAATAAACAGTTTGACCTAACTATCCGGGCTGCTAGGGTTGAAAAGGGGTTTACCCAACAAGCTTTGGCTGAAAAACTAGGCGTATCTAAAAGAACCATCGTAAATTGGGAAAAGGGAAATGTGGAAATAAAGCCTCATGTTGTCTACTCTCTTGCTTATGTTTTTGACATGCACGCAGATCGCATAAGGGTGCCTGCCTATGGTGGTAATAGGCACATGAAATCTTCAAAATGTAAGCAACGTGCAGCAGAAGAGTTGGCCCGGATTTGGGATTTACATGGCGAGTTAGACATCCGGCTATATAAGTTATGTGACGAAGGCATGCTATTGCACGAGGTGGCTTCGGCTGAGTATAGCAGGGTGAGCAATCCGGGGCTAAAACGATTCTATAACCGCGTCATTTCACGAAAAAGTGGTTACAAGATGACGAGAACGGATGAAATGCGGGAAATGGCACGGGAAGCGCGCGAAAAATACGAGGAGGCGCTTGAACTCGTCGACGTGCTGAGTAGTATCGAACTTTACTGAGGGGGTATAGCCTTGCAAATTGTAAAAATAGGAGCGTGTGTACGAATGACAAACGCATTAAAATTTGATTCTAATCTTTTGCAATCGTCAGGATGGGTGGCTGAACTGGGCCCAAAGCGTCTGCAAGCGCTGGTTACCATTTTAGCACTGCAACACGAAAATAACGGCTCCAGCACGAATTACGAAGATGTCGCGAAGGGAATGGGCGTATCCACGGAATCCGCGAAGAAATGGGTACGGGAGCTAACTAAGGTAACGTGGGACGGTCAGCCACTTTGCACTGCGAAGAGAGGCGTTATTAAAGCGATTAATCCGTTCGAGGAAGGAGGTTTAGCGCATGAATAAGCAATGGCGGAAGGAAGTCGACGAGCTTTTACGCAAGATTGCACGATCAAAGGGTGGCGTATTCCGTGCATATCTCGAGGTTAGACCCGAAAGCTACCGGCGGCTTGAGCAACGGGCGGGCTGTAAGCTTGCGGACTTGCAAGCGCAAAAACGCCTGAAATTGATCGAGGAGGGTGCGTCAAGATATCGGTTTAACGACATCTCTATAATGGACGTGATTGCCGATGACGCGCGGCTCACGGCGCTTTATATAACGATTGTCAAGGAAATGGCGGTACAGTGTGGAATTGACGCTGTGGCGGCGTGATTTAACGTAGATTTCACGGGAAATTAGCTCGGTTGGTTATCGGGGAATATATTCGGTTGCTTGACGTGATTAAGCGATTATTTACAGCAAATAATACAGCGGGAGGAGGCGTGACAATGACAAAGCTAGCGGAGAAACAATCCGGGGAACTATCGACTGACCTCGCAACTCTGACGGCAGAGATAAACGCTTATAAACGAGTTGCGGGCGAAGCCATTTTTGAAATAGGTCGACGGTTAAGACATGTTAAGGAAAATGACTTGGCACATGGGCAGTTTGGGGAGTGGCTCAAATCTATTGAATTTGATAGGACACTTGCAACACGGCTAATGAAAGTTTCAGAGGAATTCGAGGATTCAAAATATGCCACGTGGCACAATTTAGGTCTTCGGGCTCTATATGAAATCGCAACACTCCCCGAGCCCGAGCGCACCAAGTCGCACACGATCCCGTCAACCGGGCAGACGAAAACGGTCGAGGATATGACCGTGCGTGAACTCCGAGAGGTTAAGGCGGCACTAAAGGTCGAGGAAAAGGCACGGAAAGAAGCCGAAATGAAGGCTCAGAAGGCGTTGGAGAGAGCGGAAGTAGCCAAAGATATGCTACGGTCAAATCGGGAGCAGACTAAAACGGAGTATGTGCCCGATCCTTGGATTAGCGACCGTCTAAAACGGTATGAGACGAGATACGGAGATATTGATGGAGCCGTCACCGAGAGGGTATCGAATCATATTGAGGTTGACGGGGCAGCCGCACAATTTGCTGACGATGTCCAGACGTTTCTCCTCAACTACGCTCACCTGACCACCTTTAAGGCATCATTTACGGGGATTTCCGATGAAGCTTACGAGAATTACGTAACAAGCCTCGATGCGCTAAAAGAGTTTATTAACGGGATGCAGCGCGTTCTGAACGGGTCGCCGAAAGGTAAGGCGGAAGTGATAGATATTTGAAATTAAGCGCACTTATTGTTTTGGCGTGTTATAAAAGCAACCTACTAGGTAAAGGAGAGGTATGCGTGAGGGAAACAAAATTTCGCTTCCTAAGATGGAGTTTTCGTTCTTTTGAAGAGAACGGGGAAATATGGATCGTTGCGGAAGACGCTGCGGATATTTTAGGGTATTGGAATGCGAGCAGTATGGTTTCTAAATTAGAACCGTGGTGTAGTTATTTTCCCGACATGTGCCCGACGAGGATCATAAACTTGGAGGGGCAGGAGGTAGGGCTTATAAGTGAGTGGGCTTTTTATCAAGCTATTTGCGACATAGGAGGACCGCCACACCCGGAAGATTGTATGCTACCATCAATGACTAGTAACGTGGAAATCCCGCAGGGGTACCCCAACACTGGGGCGACCCCTTAGGTTAACGAGTTGACGTTGAGTCATCGTAAATAGCACCGTTTTGTTAAGCGGAACTTTCCGCTCATCTGACCTGTCATTCGGCTTTTATTTTCGGGAAACGAGGCGCAGTTACATCGATAAATCGATCCATTTTATCAACCACCTCTATATACTCGTAACGTACGGTTTCAGTCTTAGCGTTCTGGGTATTGGAGTTTAGGGAGGATATGGTGCCAATAGCAGTGAGTATCAACATGGCGGCCGCATACCATGTTTTCCCTCGTTTAGATTGCTCTTCTTTTACCACGTTTATATTAACCGTCACATTTACGTTTTCTATTAGAATTTCAGCTCGTTCAACTGCGGATGATAGATTCTCGTATTCGGGCACAATCTCTTCAGGTATAGGTTCCTGAAAAGCTTTTAATTCACGTATATTGCTCAATTGGGCCGCCATCTCTGCCCATACTTTAGATGGAGTGGCTAAAATCTGGCTGATTTGGCTCTGTACTTCTCCCATACGGGCTGCGAACGAGTTAAGTTGTTCAAACGCCTCTGGTGGTATCGCAACATTAACCGGCGGAATTTGGGGAACCTGGAAATCCTTAAATATTTGTCTTACCTGCTCCGTGTTCTTTTGAATGTTTTCCACCATTTCTATGAAGCTTTTGCTATAAATACTCAAAGCGTCACCTTCTTCTATAAATAGTTTTCTTGATGTCATTATACCAGAAATCAGAAAATCAAATATCTAAAGGAGTGTTTCTTGTGGATAACATTGAATTTGTATCTGTAGATTGGCATGTTTTGGATGATACCAAGTATTTGAAATCTGTTCATGAGAAATTAATCTATGTTCTATTATGTAAGGTTGCAGCCACACCGCTTAGCCCGAGAACCCCGATTGTTACGCAATTAGCGAAGGAAGCGTTCTGCTCCGAAAACGACGTGAAGGAGGCACTAAACGGCTTGGCGGAACTCGGCCTTATCAATGTTTCAAAAACGATAAACAGCAAAGGTGAATCTTCGTACCGTTACGAATTACTAGAAGTCCCGGATCACTTTAGCGAAGGCTATATCAAGCTTGCGGACTCGCTATTCACTTTATATATGCGGCTGCCTGATTTCAACGCGGACCACGTAATAATGTACGCTTACCTATGCGATATCTATGACGATAGTCTCGGATACGCATCGCCAACACAGGCGCAAATATGCGAGGATTTAGGGATCGGGGCTAATATGCCGGGGAAACTCGCCAAAACGTTAAAGAAATACGGGCTTATAGACTATGAACAACCGAGGGCCGGGGCGAGCTATATTTACCGTATTTACCCTGCGATAGAGGAGCCGGCCAAGTTCTACGAAAAATACCCGGAGGTGCCACGGCATGGATAAACTACGTAGTTTTTACCTCCGCGCAGAATCGTTTGTAAAAGGTAATGTCGACTTTAAGACAGCGGCTGGCCTATCTGACGAGTCGTTCGATAGATTCGTAAGCAAAATGGTAATTCTCCTAAGCCGCGATACCTTTCCGAAAAAACATTATGGCTTGAGCCGGGACAAAGTACGCGAAATCTTTCTGAATTTTTACTCTTATTTCTCTAAACCCATTTTGATTAACGTCAAGGAAAATAAAGCATTCTGCTACGAAATTGCACCTGAGATGTATCGAATGGTCTTCGCAAGATCGAAAAAACAAGCGCTTGAAATTATATACGCGGACCCGTTGTTTATTACCATAAGTACGGCTGCGCTAAAAAGATCGATGCAAAGAGTAGTCGATTCAGGGACCGGCTTCGTTATAACGGATAAAGGGGAGCGGCGGGAACTCGACGTATGGAGCAACACGATAAACCTTTACGGAAATGGAGTAGCAGTTGAATGGAGTGAGGTAAATGGGGAGTAATAAAAAGCCTTTTGAACCTAAAAAAGACTTTGTGAAGGTATCCCGGGCACTTTTTACGTTATACACACGACTTCCAGACTTTAGGGCGCACCATGCACTTATTTACGAATATCTTTGCGATAAATATAACGTTAAATATGGGTATGCCTTCCCGACACAGGCACAAATGTATGACGATATGAGGATTAGTATCCCCACTCAAAGTAAGGCAATTAAAACGCTAAAGAAATACGAACTCATCGACTATAAACGGCCGGCACTCGGGGCTAACTATGTCTACTACATCTACCCTCCCATAGAAGACCCAGACGAGTTCTACAAGAAATACCCGGATGTACCCCGGAACATAACGGAAGAAGAACCGCCAGAGGACACCTTATCATGGCTCTAGCTGGAGCGTCAAAAAGTGAACGTAAAAACTATTAACGGCAAAATAGCGGCAGAAGGGACGGGGAATAATTGAACGATTATAAAGCCGCTTTTAGCGAGGCGGTCACCGAATTAATTGCGGAGAACATCACCGATAGATCAGAACGTATTAAGGCGGTGGAGGCGTTGACCGATGCGTACATTGACTCGGTCGGTCAGGCGCCTGACTCCGTTCAGCTTGAGCGACTTGCGGACTATATCCTAGCCGAGGAGCTGACCGATATGCACCCGGATAAGATGACGAGGGAGGAGTACCCGTTCTTTAGCTCGTGGCAAATACAGCGCAGGCGAAACAAGGAATCTTCGTCCGGCGAGGCGGCAACGGTCGGGGTTGACGGTAGGGACCACCGGAAGATGACAAGAAGGAAACGGAGAAGGGCCGAAGATAATTACGTAGACAGAAGCGCCAAGATACGGAACAAGGAGCGCCGCGAGAGGTACCGGATTGAGCGGAGACCCGGCGAGGTCAAAACGTACTACCAACAGTAAAAGAACAAAAAAATAGCTCCCAAATTCGCAGGGAGCCCGCATGAAAGCGATAACATTGTCTTTGTAAAAAAAATAACATACTCTCTGGTTCCTTGCAATGAACAAAATATGGAAATCATACGGCGATAATTACGGGCCGAAAATTCCGCCGATTAGGGATACGTATGCCGTACGTACCCCTTCCGTGTACGAATAAGCTGTTTAACGGCCTATGTCTAGGGCATCAGGCGGTTCAGTTTTTCGGTGCGCATAATTTAGCGCTTTCCCTTAACTTATATTAAATGGTAAAAATTGCGCTTATTTGTATATGGTGGTACTATAGAAACGCAACTTTATCATTAAAAGAGACTATTATGTCACCTAGGAGGTATAGGTTTTAGTGGCTAGGCGAAAAAGTAAGGCTAAACAGAAGGAAGAATTCATTAGTACATTATTCAAACTGGTTGTGATTGTGGGGTTCTTTGGAACTTATTATTTAACAAAATCACAAAATAAATCTATCATAATCACTGTTATCCTGATTGCGATTGTAATAACCACCATGCTCATTCGTAAGTTAAAGTATATTCAACGCCTAAAAAAGTCGGGGATATGTGATATCGATCAAATGGACGGGAGGCAATTTGAATATTACCTAGGATATCTGTTCAAGTCACAGGGATATGCAGTAAAAGTTACTCGTGCAGCCGGTGACTATGGGGCAGACTTAGTACTAGAGAAGGCAGGAAAGAAGATCGTCGTACAAGCAAAACGTTACCGCAAGAATATCGGGCTTGAAGCTGTCCAACAGGTATATAGTTCAAAAAACTATTATGGGGCATCGGAAGCATGGGTCCTATCTAATCGCGATTATACCGAAGCTGCCAGTAAGTTGGCCAAATCCAATGGGGTTCGATTAATCGGCCGCAATGAGCTAATTGGTATGATTTTAAAAATGAATCCTGAGTCTGTCCCGAAACCGAAGCAAGTTATTCAAGAAAACCCCACGCCAAGACTTACGTGCAACCGCTGCGGGCAACCTATGGTTATTAGAAAAGGCCCTAAAGGGGAATTTTATGGTTGTATCGGCTTTCCAAAGTGTAGAAACACGAAGGCAGTGTCATCTTAACGCTAAAAATCAACCTCCTGCTTTGCGATAGCGGGGAATGATCAGTCTTAAAATATGTATTTACATACATATGTACATATGTTATTATATACATAGAGGGTACGGGAACGTACTCCGGAAGGGAGGATATACGGTTGGACAACCTAGAAAAGTACTTCCCCCTTATTGCCGCAATTCTTATCTGCATCGGTGCCATCTTCAATTATATGACGGCTAGATTAAACTACAAGGCGGCAAAAAGAAAACCTGCTCCGTGGTCTAGACGGAACAGGCGGGTAGAACGCAAACGGTAGGCGGAGGGCTTCGGCCCTTCCCACCAACCAACCGTATTATATGCTTATCGTACCCTCTATTATGACTATAGTCAAGTTACGAAAGGAGGAGCCGGACGTGGGTATAATCGAAGTCCTGACTTGGGGGTTGCTTTCTATTGCCGCTGTATTTATGATCCTGACTATAATAACAATGATAAAGACTCACAGAAAAAGGTAAGGTGAGGACAATAAACAGGGAAGAGTTAATCAACATGATATTGGAAAATACTATGGCTCCTGATGAAGTACTTGAGATGTGCAACATATCTGCGCAAAGGCTCCGTGACTTGAATAAAGCGGAACGCATTGTACCAATTAAACGGGTAGGCAACGCGAATCTGTACTTGCGGCAAGACGTAGAAAGGCTCCGGAAAGAGCTTGAGGAAAACGCGAAATATAAACCCGACGCTTATAAATAAAAATAATTTACGCTTGATACCTCCAAAATGCCTCACTAGCTGGTCTTATAAGTGAGAGGAACTTTACCTTGTCAGTTGGGGCGAAAAATATTTTACCGAATAACCTTGTAAAACATCCCGTTAGCTGGCCTTATAGGTAGAGGGGAAACAGAATTTTGAGCTTTGAACGGGGAGTTTCCCAAACAACCTTATAAAAATACCTCTTAGCTGGTCTATATAAGTGAAAGAGGAAATTTGATAAAGATTCAAAGTGCCGGCAGTCGTGTCACATTAATACATTTTGTGGTAACATTGTATCCAACGCGTAAGGGGAGGAATAGGAAATGTCGGCACCAGTTAAAACATCTACTCATATCCGGGTAAACGCCTTGATTAACGAAATAAAAAGGATTCAACAAGACATCGACTGTGATCAAACCGAATATGAAATGCATAAAAGGGAAGGGAATGAGGAGTTACAGAAGTACTTCCTCGCTCAATGCATGGCGAAAAAGAAGGTAATTGAGAGGCTAACAAAAAACCTAAACATCAACCTACCCGAAGAAGAATAAAATTTTTTTCAAATCATACCTGTAAAAATTCCCACTAGCTGGTTACAGTATATGACGGAAGAATTAGACGCCCTTTGCGGCGTCTTTTTTCGTTTGCTCTTACTTATAGTCTGAGCCTACAAAGGTTTCGTGCCGCTGAACCCATTAATCAGCGCTCAACCAAATAAAACGATAAGGGGGAGGTATCCGAGGCTTTAATGGGGCTCAAAGCAGTTGCGGGAAGCGATGAAGGAGCCGGAAACTTTACCTGAACGAAGCTAAAGCGTAAAAAATACTTCTCCATAAACGTAAAAATTACGCCCTATATAGATTTATTACTACAAAGATTTATCTTTAAAAGATTTAAAACATTACGGAGCATAATGCTAAAAAGTTGCGATTAAGAATCGTAAAAAGTTATGACTCTTAATCATAAAAAGTTACGATCTATAAAGACTTACAGTAAAGACTTAAATAAAAGACTTATAAAACATTAACACTGCGCAAGTCACTTCGTTCCTTGCTTGTGTATATAGATAATACCTTTATCGTCGATCTTTTAAAAAGATAAATAATAGACGAGGAAAGATAACTAATACCAAGACACGGAGCGTCAGCGACGGGTCGAAGGTCGCAAGGAGCGAAGTGACGCAGCGATAAGGAGGTCTTTACCTTGTGGTATGTAGCCATACTCTTAGTTGCCTTTGGCACTTTGATATATGCACTTTACTATAACACCCGTAATTACCGGCAATTCAAAAAGGTGATGACGGAGTCAGAACGCAGGATGCGGGAATTTGACGTTGAGTATGAAGAGGTATCCGCCCGTATTGCGGAAGGACGAGAAGGAATGAAACGGAGGAAACGATTATATGACCGTTAGACTATCCGACTTGGCAAACGATGACCTAATCGTATATGACGGAGACATCATCAATAAACGAGAGGCAATTTCGCTAATCAAACGGGGACTACAAGAGCCGATGTTTACGCTAAAGGGCTATATTCAGATCGATATAGATTATGAGGAGGAGCGTTAGTATGAAGCTAGATGAGATTATCCGCCGCCTAGATATGCGTTACCACGAACTGCGGTCAGACGTGGACTCTTACGAGTTAAGCTTTAAATTAGCCGGCAGGCATGATCTACTCGGGCTAATAAACCGCCTACGTCGCGATCTATACACAGTATCCGAGGCATTCGGAATGTTGAAGACGGTATATGAGTTCGAAGAGGAATTGAGAAACGCCGCTAACGAGTGGAACCGGGAATACAACAAGATGAAACGAAAGGAGGACGGTAATCATGACGTTTAAAAAATCCTTAAGCACGGAGCAATATACGGCAATCGGCTATTTATCGTTGCCAAAGAAAGGCGGAAAGACATACGCAGAGATTGCCGAGATATGCGGGGTGCATCCGAACACAATCGGCAACTGGCGTAAGGACGCGATGTTCGAGGCGGAGCTGAAGCGTCAGATGGTCCGCAACAGTCAAGAGAAATTACCGGAGTTAATCGATAGCCTGACGGAGATTGCTATCCGGGATGGTAACGCAGCAATGGCTAAGCTTGCGCTACAGATTAACGGCATGCTGACCGATCGAATCGAGGTTGAAACGACCGGGCCGGACCAAGTCGATGTAGAGGCGTTGAACCAGCGGCTGGCTGCGTTTAAGGGCCGCCGTACACAGTCGGGGGATTAGACGGGCAGTAATATGTAGGGCTGCGTTGTAACTATGTGTGTTACAGTGGGAACAAGTCGATCAGTTTGCGTTTGACCAATCGTGGCCGGGTGAAAACATCCCTTGCGCAGTCCTGACGGAAGACCCTCCGAAACTTTTCGGAAACCAACCGCGCGGACCCGATTCAGTCCCCGTATACTTATTCACCCGCATACAGTGCCGGGTATATACTGCCGCACATAATTCGGCTTTTGTACACAAGTCTATTGTCAGCGAGCGATAGCACAAGGCCAGTGTTGACGCGGCATTGCAGCTATCATACGAACATATCATCGTTCATTTGTCGATTGAATATTTCGTTAAACACAAGATTTTGTGTTTTGCGTTCTCTTTTCGTAAGGCTTTCGATGCATAAACGATGTATGAAACGGAGGACTATGCGAACCCGATCCGACAAGGAGGGCGCCCACCCCCAAGGGCCCCCGTCGAGGGGGCGCGTCTCGTGCCGGAAAAATCCGCGCATCAAAAATAACGTTTGGGATCGGAGGGCTGATCGCATGTTGTACGGTATACTCAAGTTCGCAGGTATCGTTGCGCTCGTCGTCTTACTTTACATCGAGACGACTCACTTGGTTGATGCGCTAAGCAACCTGCCACCAATCAAGTTTACGCCGGAAGAAGAGGCATCAGTATCGGCCGGCATGTCTTCTTTTATCACTACAATACTCCTGTATAGGTGATAGACGAAAAATCACCGAGAAATTAGACGATTAGCCATCGAAACGACCAAATATACTATCTCGGCTTGAAAATCGATAATTTCTCGTAAATTTCCCGTAAATAATCGACGTTAGGAGGTCGGGTATACCGTGGAACAGGTAGAAAACGCAAAAGCGTATATCAAAAGAGCGCTAGAGGAGAAGATTCGGAGAGACATCGAAACAATCGCATATTCACTTCTGCGAGAAGGGCAGCGTTTTAGGGTTGAGGAAGGGAACGCGTATAAGTACTGCGGAATTCTCGAACACGATGGAGAACCAATAGATAAATGGTACGGCGACTCTAAAACTCAAGTTTACTTAGATTTTATCGGGGAGCATTTCAGCGATGAATAAATTAACCGTAGCAGCGTCAGTTCTCATCGGCATTTTTATCATTGCGTTTGCGTCAGTCCTTATTTTCGCGATCCGTTTAGCGGGCTTATCGCCGGGATACACCGCTTTATTGCTCATCGTCTATGCCTTGACTATTTCGTCGGCAATACGAGGGTTGTGGTGGCTGCGATAAATAAAAAAGAGGGCCGAGAGGTAGGCGGCCCAATTCGCTGGGAATGCGTTCTCTACGCCGTAAGCTTGGTATCCGGCAAGCATGCTGTTATAGCTTTCCTCGAGAGAAAGGGCGTAGAGAACGACACCTATATTATGTTCAAGTCTTAAGCGGATTATACGATGTTATCGAAAAATCAACGGAAAATTAGCCGTTTTCCTCTCCGGATGACCTAATAGCCCTCTTCGGATAGAAATTCGGTAATTTCCCGTAAAATCACCGTAAATATTTGACGATTGGAGCTGAGGGAACTGAAAAAGTATCGTAAAAAGCCAGTTGTAGTCTTGGCAGCTCAGTGGCGGTGGAGCTCAGGCGTTGCCAAAGGAATCGTCCAGCCTATTGATGGCGATTGGCACTGTAAAGAATGTGGAAATCATTCGTATATGCACGGAAAATGTCCAACGTTGGAGGGGTATCACATCGTTTGTCCCTACGATTACATCATCCAAGGCGTTAAGGGCGAGTACTATCCGTGCAAGCCAGACATCTTTGAATTGACATATGAGCCTGTAGAATCATCGGAAAATTAGCCGTTTACCCTTACGGAAGACCAAACGGTCGACCTGAGCGAGAAACACGGTAATTTCCCGTGATTTTCCCGTTAAAATTTGATGATTGGAGGCGATGCCATGGCGTGGACCGGCACCGAGTGGCTAAAACGAGAGAAACGTGAGGAACTCATCCGTAAATACACCGAGCTGATCGACGCTATGGCCGCGAATCAGAATCGGCTTACTGAGAGCGAACTAGCGGAGCTTGACGAGTACCTGACGGAGCTTGAACGGCTGGAGCGTATCCATCGGGCTGAGCGTGATCTGCTCTATTTTGCATGGGAATATTTTTCGGAAACGAGAAACCCGGGCAATCCGGGCAACTGGGATAGCTTCGAACTGGAGGATGTAGCGGATGCACCACAATTTCACAAAGAAATCTGCGATGAAATGAATCGTATCTCGTATGTCAGGAGGAACGGTAAGGTAGCGGTAGCCGCACCGCGATCCCATGCTAAATCAACGTATCTATCAAAGGCAAATCCGTTACGAGAGATCGTCTACCGGCTACGAAAGTACATCATCGTTATCTCGGAGACCCCGACAGTTTCCAGCGCGAACCTTGAATGGATCGCGAACCAGCTAAAGCATAATGAGAAACTCCGGAAAGATTTTGGCCCGTTGCTCCATCCTAAACAGCAGATGAACCCGAGGGATAATACGTCCGAATTTGTTGCTTGGGAGCCACTGGAGGATGATAGACAGCGCCAAATATGTAAGGTCGAGGCGGCATCAACGGGGCAAGCGCTTCGTGGACGAAATTGGAACGGAGTGCGCCCAGACTTGGTTATCTGCGACGATCTCGAGGATAAGCGGAATACGAACACAGAGCAACTGCGTCAGGAGCTATTCGACTGGTTTACAAAAGTCGTGATGCCTCTCGGAGACCCGGCAGGTAAAAAGACTGCGATTATCTATATGGGTACCGTCGTACACGTGGACGCTCTCTTAATCAAAGTTATGAAGCGTACTGACTTTAAGACAAAGCGGTACAAGGCGCTTATTGAAGATCCTGAACGAACTGACTTATGGGAGAAATGCCGGTCGATCTATCTTGACCCCGAAGTGCCGGAAGATGAGCGGGCAGAGGCGGCAGAAGCATTTTACCTAGAACATAAGGAGGAAATGGACGAGGGAGCCGTCGTACTCTGGCCGGAAGTTCAGCCGCTGTGGAAATTGATGCGTTGGAAATGGGATAACGGGTCCCGCGCCTTTAACACGGAGTACCAAAACAACCCGATTGACGAAGAAAGCGCGATATTCGTCCCGGAGAAATTCCGTTATTACGACGAATCCGACATTTACGACCAGTATGGCCGCATGATCCCGATGGACCTATACGCATTTTGGGATATTGCGCAGGGAAAGAACAGGCGTAGCGACTACAATGCAATTGTTACGGTTGGCCGATGCCGGCGGACCGGTGTCCTCTACGTCCTTGATGCGTGGGCCCAGAAGTGTCAGGCGCACGTTGCGCTCAAAGTGGCGGTAGAGAAGATCATCGAATATGAGCACCGGGTCTTTGCCGTAGAAACAGTCGGAGCCCAATTTGACATGTACCGTCAGCTCCAAGAGGAGTTATCCCGGCGCAAAATATACCGGACGAGAATTAAATCCTTTTCGTCCAAAACGAAAAAAGAAGAACGTATCGAATCACTGGAGCCGCTTATCGAGAGCGGTTTTTTACGTTTTAGCCGGTCGCATCGATTGCTACTTGAGCAGATGGAACAATTCCCGGGAGGCACCCACGATGACCTGCCGGACGCACTGGCCGGAGCCGTCGACGTTGCGGGAGGAAAGAGACGACGTAAGAAATCGTATACGCGAAAACCGGCAGGACTATGAGGAGGTGAACGAGGCTGAAAGATATATTCGCCGTCGGCGAGTACTTCCCGACGGAACAAAAGAGGCACAAGAAGCGCATTGAACGATACAAAGAGAACCAGAAACTGTTTAAAGGCGCTCATTACGATGTATTCGAACGTGTTCATCAGCGGCTGACCCAGTCCCAAAGAGATACCGTATACATTACCGCAAACTTTCCCGGGCTTATCTGCAAGAAATCAGCGGATTTTCTGTTCGGAGAAACGCCGACATTCTCGGCCGGCAATGGAAAGGACCACTCGCCAGAGCAGGAGACGATTGAACGATTGGTGCAAGAGAACCGGTTGCACATTATCAACTACGAGAGTGCTTTAGGCAATGCATACCGAGGTGACGCGTTTTACAAAGTCCGGTATAGCCAGCACTACGACGGATTTTTAGACGAATCGATCGACCCGTATCGGGTTATCATCGAGCAGCAAAAAGCCGAATATGTATTCCCGGAGCCGCTGCCGACCAACGAGAACCTGATCTTTGCGTATCATATTGCTTATCCCGTCTTGTTTGAGCGCGACGGCAAAGACGACTGGCAACTGTTTGTCGAGAGTCACTATCCGGGACTGATTAAATACCGCAAGCTCCGTATGGAGCCGATCACGTATAACATGGATAATAAAGTCAAGCAGTGGCGCATATATGCCGAGATTCCGCTGAAAGAGGACGAAAAGCAAGAGGTAGAAACCGGAGTACCGTTTCCGCTCGTTGTCCACGTCCCGAACTATGGGACTGACGAGTCGTGGGAAGGAATTGACGATCTCTCGGAGCATAAGGCTATATTCGACGAGATCGATAATCGGCTGTCTCAGATCGCAAACATCCTCGACAAGCACGCTGACCCTGCGATGGCGGTACCGACTGGCTCGCTCGAAGAGGATGATAACGGTCAGCCGTTATTTCATGCCAGCCGTGACAAGGTGTTCGAGGTGGACGAAAAAGACGTCGTACCTAAATACATCACATGGGACGGTCAACTTATGGCCGCGTTTAAAGAGCTCGAAACGCTGCTCGATTTCTTGCTTACAACGGCAGAGCTCCCGCCTGTTGCGCTTGGCCGAGACAATTCCGGAACGAGTCATACGTCAGGGGCAGCGGTCAAATTTCGTATGAACTCACTGCTCGCCAAGATTAACCGGAAGCGCCAGTACTATGCGGAAGGGCTTGCGAAAGTCTTATACATCGCGCAACTACTGGAGCATGCGCAGTCACCGGTAAAGCCCGAGTATGAGCCTACCGTACCGAAAATCCAGTTTAAGGACGGCCTACCGGACGATGAACTCGAAATGGCGAACCTGACGAGTATACGGACCGGCGGCAAGCCGACGCTGTCGCAGAAAACAGCGCTGATGAGGCTCGATGATATGACCGAGGAGCAGGCGGAGGCGGAGCTTGAGCGTATCCGGCGTGAGGAACGGGAGGAAATGCCTGTCGATTCCAGTATTTTTAACGAATCCAAAGATGTCGAGGAAGAAACTGAATGAGCCGCATACCAGAACCAAGTTACGATTATGACGTCGACAAGCTCGTCAGCGCATTTAAACAGGCGCTCCAGAAAGTCCGAAATGAGCTGAACGGAATGGAATTCGTCGGCATGCGGCGGGCTATCGTACTCACGACGATACGAAAAATTGAGCGTATTCTAGCTGATTTAGTAGACGAATCGGACAGTTGGATAGAGGAGAATATCCCGAAGGCGGCCGCTGACGGCGTTGTAAAAACGCTTATTGCCCTTGAAATCGTAGAGACGATGGAAGAGGCAGTTAAAGCCGTAAAACTCAGCAAGATCAACGAAAACATGGTCGCAGCGGCCATTGCTGATACGCAAGCTGATGTATTAGCCGTGACACAGAACGTAGAGCGCAAGGTCCGGTCGGCTATCAAAAAGGCTTATGCGGATTCAGTCCGCGAGAACATGGCCGCAGGTATCAACGGCCGGCGTACGATATCCCGGGATGCACTCGACAGGATGCGTCAGGAGCTTGGGAAATCGTTAGATTCCGGTATCATCGACGCAGCCGGCCGTAGGTGGCGGCCCGATACCTATGTCGAGATGCTAACGCGCACCAAGATGATGAATACGCACCGGGAAGCGACGACGATATCTGCACTGGAGCGAGATGCGCAGTATGCAACCATATCCCGGCACGGTGCAACTGACGCATGTAGCAACTGGGAAGGCAAAATCATTAAGCTCACGGCAGAAGCGCCGGGGCCATACCCGACATATGACCAGCTTCGGGCAACTAAAGAGATATTTCACCCGCATTGCAAGCATACCTTTACGCCTATCCGAAACGTTAGGCGGTACGAAGATGGAGAAGATGATCCCGACGAGTCATAAACGCTCGTCTTTTTCGCATGCCTTACGAAATGGCTTTAAACTTTCGGAAACTACGCACTACGCGGTGCTAAAACGCGGGAGGTAAACAATGGAGAAAACGTACAGACTGCCGTTAAATCTGCAATTATTCGCAGAAGGTGAGGGCGGCGAAAGTGACGGAGAGCAAGCGAAGGGAGAGGAGACGACAAAAACATTTACGCAAGAAGAGTTAGACAAAATCGTCGCTGATCGGCTGGCACGAGAGCGCAAGAAAGCCGAAAAGTATAGCGACTACGACGATATCAAGTCGAAATTATCCGAGTACGAACAGCGCGCCGAGGAAAAGCGTCTAGCCGATTTGTCCGAGCAAGAGCGACTGGCCGAGGCGGCTAAGAAACACGAGGAAGAGAAGCAGGCGCTGGCGTCAGAGTTAGAGAAGGTGCGTGGCGAAATTCAGAAAGAACGCATCACTAACGAGTTTATTAAGGCCGCAACCGGAAAAGTGGCATATGTCGATGCCGCGCTGAAGCTGGCCGATCTATCTGCCGTCAAGGTCGAAGACGGAAAGGTAACCGGTATGGACGGAGTGATTGACGGACTGCTGAAAGAGAATCCGTTTCTGGCGGGGAAACCACAGCAGCCTGTCGGCAGTAGTACGAACCCAAGTGGAGATTCGGCGCAGATAGATACAAAAGATATGAACCCGTTCCAAATGCTCAAAATGGCATACGGAACAAAAATTTAGTAGGCGCTAAAAAAGCGTCTTTTTTATTTTTCAAAAACAAGGAGGATTTTACTTATGGCACAAACTTTACCCGAAGCCGCGAAGCTGTCTACAGACATGCTGCAAAAGGGAGTCATTGAAACTTACGCGAAGAGCTCTCCAGTTCTTGAGCTCCTTCCCTTTATGGAGATTGCAGGGAATAGCTACCGTTACAACCAAGAGGGAACGCTGCCCGGAATCGGCTTCCGTGGAGTTAACGAAGGATACCAAGAGTCTACTGGCGTCCTCAATCCGCAGTCTGAGGGGCTCGTAATCTCTGGGGCGATGCGGACGTCGACCGCTTTATCGTCCAAACTCTCGGAAATGTTAACGACCAACGTGCGATCCAAACGCAGATGAAAACGAAAGCCTTATCCCTCGCTTGGACTAAGACTTTCTTTAAAGGAGATGTAGCGAAAACCCCAAAATCTTTTGACGGACTCGAAAAACGCCTGACCGGTAAACAGGTGATTGACGGAAAAGGTGGGGAGCTGACACTTACGATGCTCGACGAGCTGATCGATGCAGTCGAAGGCTTACCTGATGCTATCTTCTGCTCGAAAGCCATGCGGCGTGAAATTAAACGTGTTATCCAAGAGCATCACGGATACACCGAGAGTGATTACGACGCATACGGCCGCCCGGTAATGCTTTATGGAGGGGTTCCAGTCCGTATCATCGAGGAGGACGAAAAAGGACAAGAAATTCTTGGCTTTGAAGAAGCAAACAACACTACATCCTTGTATGTTGTGAAATTGGGCGCTGAACAATATGTGTCAGGTCTGCAAAGTGGCGCGATTAACGTCCGTGACCTTGGCGAATTGCAAGAAAAGCCGGTGTTCCGTACAAGGATCGAGTGGTATTCTTCGTTTGCCGTATTCCACCCTCGTGCGGCTGCCCGGTTGTCTGGCGTAATCAAAAAAGACGGAGGTTCGGGATCATCTAAACCCGCTGTAAAAGCCTCCAAATAAGGAGGTGATTCGCGATGACCGCGACTATAAACGCTGCTGACGAGTATATCACAGTGAACTGTATAGACGTGCAGGACTGGCTAGAAAGCGATACGGAGAGGAAAAACCGATTATTAACCGTCTCGGCAGATACGCTTTCTAGGCGGTACCCTCGCCTGACTATACCGGACAATGCGGTATACGAGTTTGCAAATGTGCTTTCCGTCAAGTTTAATGACACCTACAGGCACGCATCGAACGGCGTCCAATCCTATTCAGTAACCGGGGTTGCGACGTTCTCCTTCTACCCAATGGAGAAGGACGTCAACCAAATGGTCACGCAGAAGGTGCTCGATCTAATCGGGGATGAAAACGATGTGGACCTGCGGCTACGCCGTGTCGGAATGGGGGTGCGGTAAATGCCTCTTATTCCGATGCGGCAAACGCTGCACGTTAAGCGTGGTTCCGGCGAACTGGACAAATGGGGCAATCCGAAGCCGGGCGCATCGGCCGAGTACAAATGCCGAGCCGACGAGGGATTGTTCGTTGCCGACGACATGCAAGCGAGAGTGACCGGCAAATCCGAGGTTGCAAACGTCAAATTTCTTCTCGACAGACTCGCAGATATCCGGCCCGATGATCATCTCACCTACGTAAACGAGCTCGGCAAGAAATATGAAGGCCGTCCGAAAAAGGTCCGTGTCTTGCGGGACATCGGCGGAAAGGCGCTGCTTACGGAGGTGCTGCTATGAGCCTCGACTTTGATATCAACGACTTTCTTGCAAAGACGCAGGCCAGTGTTACCAGCGTTATGCAAGCCGGAAAGGTCGGAATGCAGGACTCGGTGGACGATTTGGCCCGAATCGCTACCGACATCGCTCCGATCGATAAGGGAACGCTCAGACGAACGGTTGATACGAAAGTGAAAACATCCAAAGACAGCGTCGTCGGGGAGGTATCGTTTTCGGCCGTGGAAACATCGAAGCGTGGCCGGTTTAATTATGCGCTCTGGACTCACGAGATGACGTACAAACTCGGGGAGCAATCGCAGGCGGCTCCGGGAGTAGACGGATACAGCGTCGGAAACAAATACCTGTCGCGTCCTTTGTATGGAGAGCAGTCGAAATACTGGAAATGGGTTGCGGACTCCATTCGGGGGAGGATCGGCCGGTGAAGATACAGGAACTTATCGCGTGGATCGAGCAGAGAGCGCCCGGCACTTACTTTCCGTTTATGTTTCCGACTACTGGACCGGATGCCTGTTCGGTAGTGGCGCTCCAAGCCGGCGGTGCAAAAGATCGGGATACGGGAGCGAGTTTTCCGGCGTTTCAGGTCCTTGTCCGCGGGGCTGCTCGTGACTTCGAGGAGACTGAAGCAAGAGCTTACGCAATTTTCAACACAATAGCAAATCGCAAGGAACAACGAATAGGAGCCGATTCCGTGGTCGTGATTTACCCGGTCGGCTCCGTTCCTTTTTTCATCGGGGTTGACGAGGTTCAAAGGCCTATCTTCTCGATGAATTTTAATTTAATCATTCGGCCATAAGGAGGCAAATATATGGCAATTGTAAACGTCCCAATGGGGCCAGCAATCGTGGAATATGGTACCGGCACGGACAAAATCGTGTTTGATATTACTAAAGGTGGAATCGTCTTTACCGCAAACACGTCCACGAAAGACATTACGGTCGATCAATACGGAGACGCGCCGGTAAAGTCGATCATCAAAGGTCGGACAGCAAAGGTAACCGTGCCGTTCGCCGTCCAAGACCTCGACCGGCTGGCGAAGGCAATTCCGAATGCGACGCTCATTACGTCTGGTACGGGCGCCAAAGCCAAGAAGAAAATCGAAGTAACGGTATCGGCAGGCTTTGACTTGTCCTCAACGGCAAAACCACTCGTAATCAAACCGACGGACCCTAACGCAACTCCGAACGATTGGGTCACGATTCCACTCGCTGCGGCCGTTACGGACCCGGAATATACCTACGATGATGACAAGGAGAGGATCGTCAAGGTCGAATTCACCGCCTATGTGGATTTTGATAAGGGCGGTCTTTTGTATATTCTCGGGGACGAGACGGCAAAACCGGAAACGGGCAAGTAAAACAAAACGGGAGGGCGCTTGCTCTCCCTCTTTTATTGAACGGAGGTAGACATGCGCGAACTAATTAAAAAAGCGATGCGGCGAACTGATGTCGTCAAGCTCGGCAAGCATCAGGTGAAAATCTCGAAGATTACACCTAAAAAGTGGCGGCCATTGGTCGAGAGTATCCAAGTGCTGCCGCAACTGATTTCAAACGTGGTATATGCTCCGCCTGATGATTTCGCCGTCTATGCGTTACAGGCATCTGAGGTTGCTCTAGATGACTTGCTACTCACCGTCTCAATCCTAAGCGGAATTGACGTAGAAGAGCTCGAAAATGAAGCCGGGATTGATGAGATCGTAGACTACATCGTCCGTGTATACGAGTACAACAATATTGACGATCTAGTAAAAAACGTGAAACGCCTCCTGCCGATGCCGACGGAATAAGCACGGAAATCGAAGATGGCGGAGGCGCTCCGATATATACAATCGATGATTTTCTCCGAGATTGTGCGGTAACGCTTGGAGTCCCGCAGAAGGTCGTCGAGGACGAATATTATATCCTCGATTTGCCCGACATATTAGCAAAAACACGAGAATATCAGGCCGCAAAGGAACTGAGGATGGCGCAAATGCTATTAGCCACGAATGGCCGGGCGCTGCCCGAAGATGATCAGAAACGGTATATGCATGAGATGCGAAAGGCGGCCGGCATCGACAGTAAAGACGAAAAACAGAAGTTTAGCCGTGAAAAGATGGATGAACTACGAGCCTTTACCGACAAGTACATGCGGTAGGGCTCTTTTTGAAAGGAGCTGAACGCATGGCGGTAGCAGTCGGTGGGGCTGCAAATGGCGGGGAAATCAGGGCCCGCATGATGCTCGATCTAAAGGACTTTTCGCAAAAGATGGAACGTGCGCGAAAAGAAATGAAGGATACGAAAGAAAAGTCGAAGAAGACGAAGGAATCGATAGAGAAGATGGGCAAGGGCGCTGCTGTGGCCGGTGCGGCTATGGTCGGCGGATTCGTTGCAGTCGTCAAGCAGGCGGCGGACTTCGAGCAGCAGATGTCCAAGGTAAAAGCGATATCTGGAGCAACGGGCGACGACTTTCAGCGCCTCAATGAGACTGCGCGGCACCTCGGGGCGGTCACGAAGTTTACGGCAACACAAGCTGGGGAGGGGATGGAATATCTCGCACTTGCCGGCTGGAAGACAAACGATATTATTTCCGCCATGCCCGGCATGCTTAACCTTGCGGCGGCTGGTGCGCTCGACCTCGGTCGTGCTGCGGATATCGTGTCTGATACCATGCAGGCGTTTGGACTCGATGCGAGCACGGCAACACATGCAGCCGACGTATTTGCCTACGCACAAGCCAACGCAAATACAAACGTTGAGCAAATGGGAGAGGCGATGAAGTACCTCAGTCCGATTGCTCATGCGCTGGGCTGGTCGTTGGAAGAATCTTCGGCGGCTACGATGTCACTCGCCAACAGCGGACTAAAAGGGTCAATTGCGGGTCAGGCTTTTGCGTCATCCCTTGCTCGTTTGGCGAAACCGACGAAGCGAATGGCCGGCCTCATGAAAAAAACGGGCATGGAGTTTTTTGATGCGCAAGGCAAGATGAAAGGCATGCCGGAACTCGTTGCGGAAATAGAAAAAGGCACAAAAGGCATGACGGAACAGCAACGATCGGCGGCACTATCGGTTCTCTTCGGGGCTGAGGCGTATAAACACTGGGCAATTCTCCTCGACACTGGCTCCGGCAAACTCAAGGATATGACGAAAAATCTACAGAATTGCGGCGGAACCGCGGAGCAAATGTCCAAAACAATGATCGATAACCTCTACGGATCGATTGAAATCTTTAAATCGGGCGTGAGCGAGGTTGCGATCAAACTCGGAAACCACTTTATACCGTCAATCCGCAAGGGCGTTGACGCGCTAACAAAGTTTGTCGAGGGTCTCGGAAAAATCGATCCGAATAAGGTTGAGATATTTTTAAAAATGGCCGGTACTGCGGTCGGAATCCTAGCGACTGCCGGAGCCATTTCGAAGTTAGCCGGGGCGCTTCGGACGCTGGTACTCGGAATGGGGCCGATTGGTTGGGTCATTACCGGGTTGTCTGTGTTGGGTTCCGTGATTGTTGGCGTCAAGACCGCGACTGAGCAGTCGAAAACAATTGATTTGGAGCACATCAAGGAGCTACAGGATAAAACGAAGAAGGTAGAAGACCTTACTAGCCAGTACGACAAGATGCGTGACCAAATCAAGCTGACGAACCCTGAGCTTATGCATTATCGGGAATTACAGCAAGATGCGGCAAGAGAGACTGATCCTAAAAAGATCGAAGAGTATGCCAAAGAGATGGAAGGGCTAGAGAAAAAGAGTGGTCTTTCCAGAGAGCAGTTGAAGAAGTTTTTCGATGTAAACGATGATCTAATCGGTATTCTACCCGAAGCAGAGGTTAAGATTGATAAACACGGGAAGGCACTGCTAGAGAACAGCAAGAAAGCAAAAGAATGTGTAGATCAACTTAAAGAATTGGCTGAAACCGAGGCGAAGAACGCATTAATCGACGTCGAAAATAATTACGATAAACACATAAGAGACTATGAAGCTGCACTAAAAGACACAAGTGACGCCGCTCAAACGCTTAATGATAAGCGGATTGAGAAAAAGGGAATTGAAAGAGACCTTGTAAAATTAGAGGACGATCTGCTAGAGCGACAGAAAAAGGGAGACAAGTCCGCTGCAATTCAATATAAACAGTGGATTGGAGAGAAGAAAGAAAGACTAAACACGCTCAAAAAAGAAATCAGTTCTGCAAACGAAAACCATAAGGTCGCTACTGAAACGCTTCAAACAAAATCAAAAACACTACAGACGGACAAGGAAGTTTTTAATAAATTAGCCCAGATTTATCTTGAGCAAGTGGGACTCAACGGAGCTGCGGAGGAAGGCTTAGAGCAGGTTAACAAGAAGCTGGAGGGACTCGAAGGGGAGAAGAAGAAACTTGAGGATATTAAAAAGAAAAAGGGTTCGTTAAACGAAAAACAACAAGAAGAGCTTGAGGGTCTGGATAAAAATATACAAAAACACAAAGAAGTCCGGGGTAAACTTGAGGGTATTATCAAGACTCAAGACAAGGTGAATTCCAAGATTGACGATGCCACCGCCAAGGGGAATATATGACGCAAGTCCTTGGGGAAGATGTGCTCAAGGACATCAAGTTCACCGGCAACGGTATTGAGGATGCTAAGCAACTGAACGACGCATTGAGCCGAAAAATACAAAAAGAAATAATTTTTAAATATGGCAGCGTCTTAGAAGGGGTTATGCCAACACAACATAAACCGAGCAATGTAGTCCCCGGTTGGGGCTCCCGGGTCAGTTTGATAATACGTACCCTAGAATGTTCAAAAACACAAAGATAATCCGCCACCAAGGCGGAACGCTCCCGAAACTCCATGCTGGAGGCTCGCCGATGTTTTCCTTCGGCAACGCCCCGAAAGCCCACGAAATAGACGTTCGGCTACTGCGGAATGAAATGGTCTTGACCGAAGCGCAGCAGGCGAACCTTTTTGCGCTTATTAAAAACTTCGATTCCATTGCACGAAAAGCTGAGAAAACGATTCGAGACGGTGATGAAAAGATAACACAACCAACGATCAATATACAATTCGGCCAAGTTGTCATCCGAGAAGAAGCAGATATCAAGCGTCTTGGTGAGGAATTTGAACGGCGTACGCGACAAATAAACCGAAGTAAGGGGATACGATGATATGACCGCATTTACATTTAACGGGAACCATTCCTCAGGGTATTTCATCGTCAACCGAGTGGGCAGAACGATGCTCCCGAATATATCTCCAAAGCTGCTCACGATCCCAAACAGACCCGGCGCGTATGATTTCGGGAGCGAGATCGGAATGCGGGAGTTTAGCGTAGACGTTACGATTATACAAACATCGCCGGGATTACTCGTGTCCATGCTGCGTATCATCTCAGACTGGTTATGCACGGATAAGGCGGCTCCACTTGCCTTTGACGATGAACCGGGCAAAACGTATTACGCCAAGATTTCCGGGGATACACAGATCGATACGCTTGTCTCGATGGGTACCGGTACAATCAAATTCATCTGCCCGGACCCATACGCATATGGCGCTAGAAAAACGTTGCTACTTCCCGGACCATCAAGCGCTGTTACAAACGCAGGACTGGCCGATACGTATCCGGTTATTACCGCAAAATTTACAAAATCGACTCCGTATTTTGCGATTGGCAACGGGAAACAAAACGTGATTCTAGGCGCGGCTCCGACGATTGGCAAGCCGACAGTACCGCAGCAGGAAGTGGTTTTACATGCGGATGGTACAACGTTGGACGGATGGCAGACGGGAAACTCGACAGATGACTTTAGTGGTGATAACCGGATCGCCGGTAAGTTTATCGTGTTCGGCGGTTACGCATTAAAAGCGGTGGAATACGGATCGAAGGACTCTCCTGCTTGGCACGGACCGGCCATACGAAAGGCACTTCCCGAGCCTCTGCAAGATTTCACCGTGACTGCCATCGTGGAGCAGGATTCCACGGAAAACCATCAGATTGGGCGCGTCGGATTTAACCTGATCGACCAAAACGGAGCCAGTTTCGGGTTGATGTTTATGAACGACAATAGCCAGTCGGTCATGAACGGCATTTGTCATTGTAGTATTGGGCCTAATGGTGGGCGCGTTGGCCTGTACTACGACGAGCCGGGCTGGCGCGCATATACGAACAAATCTATGTATCTGAGCCTATCCCGGATTGGCCAAACGTGGACCATGTACGTAACACAAAAAGACTTAAAGACGGGGAAAACGTACTGGGGACTGACAAAAACGTGGGTTGATGTAGAGGGGAAATTTAACAAGTTTAAGCTTGCTGCGCTCCAGCTCGCCGCCTATCAGTACCAACTGTACGAGCCGGTATACGGCCAGTTTATCCACTACGCGACGGTGTACAAAGAAAATAAGATTGATCCCGAGAAGCAAACGCCAATTATCGCGGAAAAAGATGATGTGATCGAAATCGACTGCGAAAAGGGCTCCATTACGAAAAACGGAATGCCCGCGTTTTGGCTCCTCGACCCGGCCAGCGACTTTTTCCCGCTCAAGCACGGCCAGAACAACCTTGCGTATACCACGACTGACCCGACGGCTCAGGTAACAGTAGCACATCGTGAAAGGTGGTTGTAGACGTGATATACATTCTCGACAGATTTGCTCGAAATGTTGTGGCGGTCCTGACGAATTCAAGCCCGAAAGCCTGCCCGTACTGGGACGATGCACATACCGAGCAACTCGATACAGGGTACCTAAGTTACTCGTTTCGATGTCCCGCCGATCACCCGACGGCGGAGTTTTTGCGTGCCGAAAACCATGCCCTGATCCGTGACCTTGACGGTATCTATATTCTGTTTCAGATTAAAACGGTTGAGGACTCGATCGATAACGGCCAGCATACGAAAAGAGTGCAGGCCGAAAACGCAGCAGTCGGCGATCTATACGGCACCATCATCCGCCCGACCGTACAAAACGGTATCACCGCCAAGCAGGCGCTGACCTATGCGCTGCAAGCAAGCGGTTGGCTACCGGGTCAAATCGACTGGCAAGGAATTGCGACGTTTGACTGGCAGGATTACCCGACAGCACTCGCAGCCATACAAGATATTGGCCGCAAGTTTTCGGGAGAGCTTCGATTTCGTGTAGAGTTTGCGAATGGTGCGGTTGGAACCCGTTACGTCGATCTGACCAAGCGCGGGCGAGTGACGGGCGCCCGTTTTGACTATGGCCGCAATATGCGCGGAATCAAACGCACTGAAGATAGCTCCGATATGGTGACTGCACTTATCGGTATTGGGAAAGCCGACGAAAACGGCGTCCGCATGACGTTTACCACGCAAAAGTGGGACGGAACCGATGAGCACCCGGCCAAGCCGATTGGGCAGGACTTTATCGCAGACCCAGATGCGTTGCAAAAGTGGGGGCGTGCGGACGGCCGCCACATTATCGGGGTGTTTGAGGACAACAACGCAGAGAGTCCGCTTGCTCTTATGCGGAACACATGGGAGGAGCTGAAGAAACGGAACAGGCCGCGGCTCACCTACGAACTCGATGCTGTCCTGCTCGAATCCCTTATCGGGTATGAGCATACAAAGGTAAGGCTCGGGGATACCATCGTCGTAAGAGACATGAGTTTTGTACCATATTTAGCCGTCGAAGCCCGCGTCATTGAGCTAGTACGCAGCTATGCCGATCCGTCGCAAGACAAGGTGACACTGGGCGAATTTAAGCCTCTCGACATCCAGAGTAACGAGTTAATACGGAGGCTTTCCGATATCATTTCGCGGAATTCCGGCAAGTGGGAGGCTATTGGCGACGGTGAGCAAATTTACAAGGGCCCGACACCGCCCGCCAATCCGGCGAAAGATACCATTTGGCTGGATACATCGGTAGAGCCGAACGTCTTCAGGCGGTTTGACGGTAAAGCTTGGGTTGCGGCCAGCCCGACCAAGCCGGGCGATATCGGGGCTGAAACGCCGCAGGGCTCGCAAGACAAGGCGAACAAAGTCAAGGACGACGTGGCTAAAGGGAGGATCAGCATTCCTGCGGACTCCTTAAAGGGAATTATGGACGTTGCTCGGACCAAAATCCGGCAAGGCTCTAACATGTATTGGGATTCAGGCGGCCTCGTCATGGTCAATCCGAAGAATGCTAACGAACGCGTGCGGCTGTCATCCGGCGGCATCGGCGTAAGCACCAACGGCGGGGCATCGTACCAAACGGCCATGACCGGTGCCGGAGTCGTGGCCGAACGGATTGTCGGAAACGTAATCTCCGGCGTAACGCTCTCAGGCGTAAACTTGACCACATCCAAGGACATCCGCGTCGGCAACAGGATTTACCTCGGCACTGCGGGCGGCGGCGAAAAGAGCCTAGTTTTTAACGAAAATCAGGGTGTCGGGATTTACGGAGGCGGCGGGCAGTATAGCTCGGATATATCCTTACAGGGAAACGGCCTAAATCTCCGCTTAGATCATGTATTTTTCGGGCGCAATGCAAAAACGGAGTATACGCAGGACCGGTTCACACTCCGAAACAACTCGCAGGCATCTGCGGTTTTGAGTGGAAGGCAGCGCCTCGGGAACGGCTCATGGGAAAAGGTTAGATTTAATGAGGCGTATGTAGACAACTGGAACGAATTTAACCGGTCAGCAAATCGGTTTGTCGTAGGTATGGACGGTACCTACCTCGTACAACTGTCGATCGGATTTGATCTTATCGATACGCATAACGGGCCGCACCGTGCAGCTATAGCTGTTCGCAAAAACGGAACGGAATACTCGCAGTTGTTTTATACCACCTTTGCAAACAGCAACTTTGTAGCAACCGGTACCTGTATTATATATGGAGCCAAGCGAGGAGACTACGTTGAGGGTTTTGCACTTACCACTAGTCTAGATGCGTACCTGATACCAGACTCAAAACGAACAGCTATGAAAATATGGAGGTTGGGGTGAAGATAATGGATGAGATTAACATCGGCTCAGCGCTTATGACGTTATTCCCAGATGCCGAACCCGCGATTGATTATACCGTTGTTAGAGACGAGGATGGGAAGCAGCGGATCGTCGAGTGGCATTTAGACGCTCCGATTCCGACGAAGGAAGAGTTACGGGAGGGATATAAAAAGTACCTCGAGGAGCAAGCGAAAAAGCCAAGGTCGATTAGCACCATACGAGAGCTTCGATTAGAAAAAGACCTCGCAATCGCGGAGATGACACTGGCATCCGGCGGACGGGGGACATTTATGAAGGACTCAAGCGTCGTCGCCTCGTGGCTGAGACTCATTAAACAGGAAATCGCGACAGTCGAGGATGTCCCGGACTTTTATAATCTGCGTGAAGTGGTTTCGAAATTTATAGAGGAGGATGGACTATGGAGCGTTTAGACACCGCATTAAAAACAGGGGTTGCAAGTGTAGGCGGCCTCACATCTTTTTTGTTTGGGGGCTGGCCGATGTTATTACAAGTATTACTCGTACTGGTTGTGGTGGATTACGCAACCGGCTTAATGGCCGCCGGAACGCAGGGAAAGCTCGAAAGTAACGTCGGCCTGAAGGGTATCGCACGAAAGGTATTTATCTTTTTTATCGTGGCCGTTGCGCATCAGATCGACCTTATCCTTGGTAATCAGCACATGATCCGGGATGCTACGCTGTTTTTCTATGTGGCGAACGAGTTGCTATCGATCATCGAAAACGGCGGCCGGCTCGGGGTCCCGCTGCCTAACGTGATCAAGCAGGCAGTGGGCGTTTTAAAAGGAAAAAGCGAAGGGGGAAACAAGAATGAGTAAACTATGCTTGGATTTTGGCCACGGAGGGAAGGATTCTGGAGCAGTTGGGCACGGGATGAGGGAAAAGGACATCGTACTGGATGTCGGCCTGAGAACGCATAAGATACTAACCAACGCCGGAATTGACGTCTTGCTCACACGCTCGGATGATACCTTCGTTGGGTTATCCGACCGGGCCAGAAAAGCGAACAGTTGGGGCGCAGATTTATTCGTCTCTCTCCACGACAATTCGGGCGGCGGATTCGGATTCGAGTCGTTCACTTATTTGAAAACGGACAGTAAAACCGACCAGTACCGGGCGGCAATCCATAGCGAAGTAGCTCCGCTCTACAGGCGTGACCGAGGCATGAAACAAGCAAACCTAGCTGTATTACGGGAAACGAGTATGCCGGCGTGTCTGCTGGAACTCGGGTTTATCGATAATGCCGACGATGCCGCTGACTTGGCTCGAGATGACTTCCGAGACAAACTGGCTGTGGCTATTGCAAACGGAATCCTGAAAGCATTCGGTATGGGACCGGTTAGTCATCAAGATGCCGGGCGGCCGGTTGACGCTGGAATCGCCGAGAACATAATCAATTCGTTTTTAGTCAAGGGCAGATACGATGCCCACGTAGCAGGTAATACGAAATCCTGCGATTGGATTCGCTTTTGCGAGGATGAATTGCGGGCATCAGCAGGGCTATATCCGGCAGGATCGGGCAGGCCGCTTAATCCGGACGTTGCCCAAAACGTGATTAATTCGTTTCTGGGGCCGGGTTGGAAAGACGCGGACGAGGCGGGAAATACGGAGTCGCGCGACTGGATTCATTTCTGCGCAAATGAGCTGCGGAAGGCATCCGGGCTGCCAACGGAGGATTAACGGGTGGACCCGCAGGCGTCGGAGCTTGCGGGTTTACTTTTCTATTTTCTTAATTTAAACAAATATGGTACAATGTGGGTGTAGGTAGACATTCTAATATACTTTACTAGACATAATATATACTGATGCGAGAACTTACATAAAAGAGAGGGGATAGAAATTGCTGATAGTAAAAAGTCAACAATCCGCAGAAGACGGTGTAACCTTAGAAGAGTTATACTCTGCATTTGAGCAAATTTCCTCTAGTAGGGAGGGTGGATTTATGTCTGACGACAAAATTGCAGAAAAACTTAACTTAATAACTGAAACAGTTATTCGGCTGGAGGAGCGTACTAGAAAAATCGAGGATTTACCTACAATCGATTTTGTTGAAGGAAAGTTAAATGTAATTAACGAAAAGATACAAAGGATAGAGGAGAGGGTTAACCTGTCCCCGAGTAAAAGCGAGGTAGAACTTTTGGTATCAAATAAACACAAAGAGAATGTGCGCTGGCAATTCGGTATAGGAGTCGCTATTTGTGGCGTGATTATTGGTGCGATGAAATATATATTTTCTTAA